GGGACTGTCAAGGGTAAGCCACTAAGATTTATCAATGGTCACAATCCCAAAATGCATCCGAAGTGGAGGTCGCGGAAGATGAAGCCGGCCAAATCCAAAGATATAGTCACCCAGGTCTATCACAGGGGAACTTTCATCGGCGGAGTCCAGAAAATCGAACCGATGATGACACTGCCGCCGCAGAACTGGCAACCCTGGGAGTAAGGAGAAAAAGATGCCTGGAGGCCAGGCACAGCGGAGGACGACATGGAACTTCATCCTGTAGCATCCGTCAACATCAGGGCAATCGGATACGACCATGATTCCCAGCGACTGGTCGTGCAGTTTCATAGTGGCCGCCAATACGCCTACGCCGATGTGCCCTCGGAAGTCTACGAGGCCTTCCTGGAAGCCAAGTCCATGGGGATTTTCTTCGTCCGGGAGATCCGGGGGAAATATGACACGGAGAAATTATGAGCCACCCCCGCCCTCGAAGGGAAGAAGAGAATTATGAACCTAATCCAGTTTACCATCATCCTGGCACCCAAGTCCCAGAAACGGGCGCGCTCCCGGGGTTTCATCGTCAAAGGTGGCGGGGTGCATGGCCAAGACATCGTCAGGGCTCAGACTTATACCGACAAGGACCAGCGGACCGAGCAGAACAAGCTCATGACCCTGATGTATGAGCATCGCCCTCCGGTGCCATTCCAGGGACCCATTACTCTGAGCGTGAAAGCGTTTCTGCCGATCCCCAAGAGCAAATCCAAGAAATGGCGGACTGCGGCCGTGGCCGGCGAAATCAAGCCCACCATCAAACCAGATACCGACAATCTGGTCAAGCAGATCATGGATTGCGCTAACGGGGTTTTCTGGAAGGACGACAAACAGATCTTCAGACTCCATGCGGAAAAATGGTATGCGGAGATTCCGCGGTGGGAAATAGAAATCGTGTTATTCGAATCTAACCAGAGGAAACTATGAATCAGGGGTCAGGGGTCAGGGGTCAGGGGGCAGGGGAAAACCAACTGGTATTTGATGTGCAACATGATGAGCCTCCACTGGAACCGGCGACATGCACGTTTTTTCGTCCAGGCATCATTAGCCCGAATATTTGCGCCAAGTGGATAACCTCCCTGAAGCCCGGGAAGCCGCCTTTCTGTCTAGCCGATGAGGAGTGTTCGACCCAGGGGTTGCGCTGGGCGCCCCGGGCCGATTCTGATGATGATGGCGAGATTGACTGAGGAGAAAACGAATGAACGAAAACCAGAAGCCGCCGGAAGGCCAGATAAAACCAGGGGATGTCTTAAGTCAATTCGTGGTTCTCAGGACCAAGGATAACCGGATAGCCGTGCAATTTCCCGCCAAGGGCCCCACCGATCAGACCATAGACGCCCCCGCGGCTCTGGAATTACTGGCGGCTGGCCTGAATACCATGGCGCAAATCCTGCGCCAACAGTCGCCGGATAAACCCAAAATCGTCTTGGCGCCGCTTCCCCCGGAGTTTTTGACCCGGCCCCGAGGGTTGAAGGCTGACTGATGAAAAGGTGCGAGAATTGCCGATTCTGGGAAAAAACGAGGAACACCCGACAAGGCAAGTGCCTCTGGGATGAAGACGCAGAGGTTTGGCCACGAAACCATGCGTGCTCCGGGCCATAATTTTCATGCCTGACGCTCACCGGGGAGACGATCTGTCTCCCTAAGAGCCGCGGCGAAGTTACTTTGCCGAAATACTTCTGACAAATTGGATCAGGTGAATATCTTATCGACCTTTTCTCCAATCCGCATAAAAAAATCGCTATACCATCAAAATTTCTCTTGACTTTCCCGAAAACCTTGGTTTAATACAAAAGTGTAAGGTTTAATAATGAACTTTACACTCTTGTAAAGCTGTACCGTACATTTTTGTAAAGCCGGAGCCGCCTTGGATCAGGTGAATATCTTATCGACCTTTTCTCCAATCATGCGAAGTTTCATTTTGTCGGAGAAGGTGATCACGATCCTCGTAGCCCCGTTGGGCGAAGCCAAATGCCTGGCGTGTGGCACTCCTGTCCTGATGGCAGACGGGACGATTCGCCCGGTTGAAGAAGTAGAAGATGGCGATCAGGTTATGGGGGACGACGGGACCCCCAGGAATGTCACGGGGACGGTTCGGGGATATGCCGAAATGTTCAAGGTAGTCCCGGTCAAAGGTGCCCCATTCGTTTGCAACGGCCCCCATATCCTTTCCTTAAAGCGGAGTCGGGCTAAACGTCCTGGAAGTTTCCGGGGCCGCGACCTGACTGCTGAAATCGTCGATATTAGTGTTGAGGACTACCTTAAAAAGTCCAAACAATTCAAGGCCTACCATAAACTCTACCGTGTAGCAGTAGATTACCCAGAGCAGACCCTCCCAATTCCTCCTTATCTTTTCGGCCTATGGTTGGGCGATGGAACCAGCGTCTATCCTGAAATCACAACCGCCGACCTTGAAATTGTTGACTACCTCAAAGAACAGGCCGACCGAATGGGGCTACGTCTGGTGGAGAAAGTCTTTTTAGAGGGGAACAGGTCTAAGGGGTATCGATTCAGTGGAGACTTTCCTGTTAGAGGAAAAGGGGAAAATCAGTTCTTAAATTTCCTAAAGTCATACAATCTTCTGGGCAATAAACACATCCCTAACATTTATAAGGTCAATTCCAGAGAAAACCGTCTTCAATTACTTGCTGGCATTATCGACACAGACGGATCATTTAACCATGAAGGTTACGAGGTTACACAGAAAAATCAGCAAATTGCTGAAGGCATAGCCTATTTGGCCCGGTCCCTAGGGTTGGCGGCCTACATCAGGCCAAAAAAGGCAAACGGGTTTGGCATTAAGAGAATCTATTTTGCTGTGTGGATTTCCGGCGACTGTTCTTGTATCCCGGTAAAACTGGCACGGAAAAAATGCCAACCGAGAATCCAAAAGAAGGGAGTTCTGGTCACAGGAATTAAGGAAATTGTTCCGGTAGGCCCCGCAGAGTATTTCGGATTTGAATTGGACGGGAATCGGCGGTTCCTTTTGGGCGATTTTACCGTCACTCACAACACCTTCACGTGCATAGCAACAATGATAAGACACGCTGGTCGTTGCGGGAAACCCATACGCTGCGCCATCATCCGGGATACCCTGGAGAACATTAAACTCAGCATTGTCCCATCTATCCAAGAGTTTTTCCAAGAGTTTTTCCCTGAAAACCCCACCAGCCATTATCTCTTCACGAATGAGTTCAAAGAACTGGTCATCCGTACCAATCCCCAAATAAAAGTGGACCTGTTCGGCATTGACGACCCGGCCAGCCTGTCAAAGCTCCAGGGGTCATCGGCCTACTCGCTCATCTGGCTGAATGAGCCGGCGCCGATCACCGACAAGTCCAACGCTGGGCTTTCTGAAGACGTTTACAACGTCGCCGTCATCCGGGCCGTGCGCCATAAAGGCACCCCGGGCCGGCTGTTGGTGGACATGAACCCGGCAGACGAAACCCATTGGACCTTCAAACGGTTTATTGAAGAGGCGGACTTTGACCCGGAATTCCCATTGATCCAGAAACAGGTCTGGCGGGTCCCCTATGGCGACAACCCCCACTTAAAAGACGAGTCCCGCCAGGCAGTCAAGAAGATGTACGCCAATGACCCGGCGGCCTACACCCGATATGTTGAGGGAAAATTCGCCGTAATTTATAAGGGTGAAAAAATCTCCCCTTATTATAAACGAGACCTCCATCTGCTGCTCGGACCCGCTGAACCCGTCAAGGGTCTGGAATCCTTCCGGCTCTGGGATAGTTGGGGATCGCCCTGCTGCATCCTGGGGCAGGTGACAACCATCGGGCGCCTTATTATCTATGATGTCTGCATAATCGACGGTAATTCCGACATCCGCACCCTCATCAGCACCCAAGTCGAACCCCTCTTGAACTCTCCACGCTGGAAAAATAAGGCTCGTAATTGGCGAGATGTGGGTGATTTCACCATGGCTATACGGGACCAGAGCAACGTGGAAGAGAGCGCCAAGATGGTCATTCAGCGCGCTTTTAAGACCAGGTTCGAGCCGGGGCCCTCCACCTGGAAGATGACTAAACAGGGCATGGATGACTTATTCGAGGGCCACGGTCTGATTCAGGGGATGCCGTCGGTGCAGTTGGACCCTGTAGGGGCAAAGTTGTTGGACAAAGCACTATCGGGCCAATGGCACTATCCCGTCGACTCATCCGGCAAGAGAAGCAGAGAGAAGCCAGTCAAGGATTTTTGGTCGCATATCGGGGATGCATTTGCCGCTGGTGCGTGTGTATTGCGGCCATCGCCTAGAAAGGCTGACATCCGCAAGGCCCGTGAATTGGCCTTGAAGACACGAAAACGAGCCCAGGGCTACGCCGTGAGCGGAGGGATGTGATGAGTCAAGCCAAGTCCCCATCGGGCCGGGAAACCAGTTTCGGGCTGCCGACAAGCGGGTACAAAGGATGGATTCCGTGCAGGTTTAAGGCCGGCTCTTGCGACAAGAATCCTCCGAAAGAGGGCTGGAAGCATTGTGTTACGAATATTGAATATACCCCCCCAGAGGGATGGAACGGGGAACCACCGAGCATGACCGGGGAAAAAATACGGACTCCTTCTGATTCCTACAGAGAAGGATACGAGCGGATTAAGTGGCATATGGAACCGGTAAACCCAGCGAGCGGGAGTTGATGTGCCTCTATCGGACACGGCTCTGGGAAAGCCTGATCCCTTTTGCCCTTTTGTTCGAGGAACCGGAGCCCAAGAAGAAACCGGCCAAACCAGAATACGATTGGCGGGTAGTAGTCGCCAATGCCCAAAGGAGGACTGACCATGCCCGCCAAAAGTTTAGCGCAAGCCCAAATGTTCGGAATGGCACGAGCTATTCAGAAAGGGGAAATGGCTCCGAAACCAGGGACTCCATCGGCCAAAGTCGCGGCCACCGCAGCCCCTTCAGATGTTGCAGATTTCGCCAGCACTCCCCAAGCGGGCCTGCCGAAACGGGTGAAGCCGAAGCCG